CTTCGGATGTTCAGGAATCCGCGCAGGAAACCCCTGAGACAGCATCCACCGACACGACTGAGGCCGACACTCCCATCGAGGAGAAGACCGCAAGCGTGCCGACGGAAGACGTACACGCCCTGATGGGGCATATCGAGCGGCTCGTGAAGGAAATCGGTTATCTACGCGCCGAGAATGCGGCCCTGACCGACAAGAACACGGCCCTCGAAGCATCCAACAAGGCGGTGTACGGCGAGGTTGAACTGGCGAAGCAGGTCATCGGCAAGGTGATGGAGATTCCGCTTCGGTCCAAGACCGCCGCGTACGTCTCTGACTTCACCGATGTCCACAAACTGTTCGACCCCGATATCGCGGCTTACCTCAGCAAACGAGCACAAGGAGGCTAAATGCCTGAGAACGACCTTTCGAGTGTCCTCGCGGCACTCGGTGAGTTCGGGACGACGTTCGATAAGGCGAACGACGCACCCGTCACCAAGACCGTCGGAGACGACGTAAGCGGCCCGATGCCGTCGATGCGCAAGGTGCTGTCCAACGGGGACCGCATCCTGATGCAGCGCCAGTTGATGAGCCTGTCTGCGCCGGAACTGACGGAACTGTTCTACATGCAGCTTGCGAAGACGAACACGGGCGTTCCGCTCGGGAACGACTATCTTCTCTCGCAGGCGATGGGGACAGACCCGGTTATCAGCAAGGTGCTGGACACGACCGGTGGCGCTGCGCTCCAGCGCATCGACCTCGAACCCATCCTGTACACCCTGTTCGTCAAGACCTTCCCGGCCTACGAGCGGATGCGCAAAATCCCGGCGAACGGCTTGGTTCACTCGTGGAACCAGTTGACCGCCTATGGCGATGCGCAGTTTATGACGGAATTGGGCACCGTCACGGACGACAACGCGACCTACGTCCGCCAGAACACGAACATCGCCCAGCTTGCGACCCGGCGTGGTGTGACCTTCCGTGAGCAGCTTGCTGTTCCGGCAGGCGGCATGGGCTGGAACCCGCAGCAAATCGAAATCCAGCAGGGCATCACCGCGATGGCCCACAAGATGCAGAAGACCATCTTTCAGGGACAGGCATCGAACTCGGGCGGCACCGCGTCGAACGAACTCGGCCTGTACGATGCCAACGGCTTCACCGGCCTGCGGAGCATCCTGAACACGGCCTCTGCGGTGAACTTCAGCCCGTACCTCACGACGACACCTGACGCATTCGCAGCGGCCATCGGCGCGACTATCGTGCCCATCACCGACGCAGGCGGCGGCGTGCCGAACGTGGTCTACATGCGTGCCGCAGAGCAGCAGCGCCTCACGGACTCGCTGACCTCTGTCCAGCGCAGCGTGGACCGGACCGAGTTCATCCCCGGTCTTCAGGTCCCGGCTATCGCCACGGCTGTCGGTCTTCTGCCGACGATGGGCGTGCCCGGCGACTCCATCGGTCACTACACAGCGAGCACCTTCTCGAACAAGGATGTCGCAGACCTGTACGTGCTCGATGACTCGACCATCGCGCTCCCGTACCTCGGCTCTCCGGGGCCGTCGGTTCTGGAAATCCCGCCGGGGGTTTCGGGCCAGTTGACCCGGTTGTTCATCATCTACCTGTTCAACGGGTTGGCGGTGCTCAATTTGGTCCACAGTAACAAGGCACGCGCCTCTCTGAGCACGAGTTAGTCTGGCAACTAAGGGAGATGTCTCCAAGTTCGTCGATTGACCACCTTGGAGAGAACCGTCTTCTCAATGCCGAACTGACGCGATAGGTCAGATTGTTTAGTGCCTTCGCGGTGAAGCCTGCGTACTTCCAGAACGACCTCGTCGGTCAGGATGGAGCGTGGGTGGGCTTCACCGCGTCGGACTCTCTCCGGGTGTAAATGCATCCCGTGCCTGTCTCCGACAGCCCGATTGAATGGACGCTGGAGACGACCGCGACCCTTCGTTGCCATATCTTTCATGTTGTCGGCGTCTGACCCTAAGAACAGGTGTCGCGGGTTGACGCAGGGTGGGTTGTCGCAGGAGTGCAGGACGCGGACCCCTGTTGGGATTTCGCCATTTGTGAGAACCCATGCGATGCGGTGAGCATTATGCGGGCGGCCTTCATATTGAAACTGGCCGTAGTGCATTCCATTTCTGAAGACCCCGCCGACCCACAGCCAGCACTCATCTAATCCAACGATGGTGACTTTTTCCCAGAAGCGTTCTTCTAGCGGTTTTGTATGGCGACTACCGCCACGCGGGAACCGGCTAACGTATTGACCCTTTGGCATTGGTATCCTCCCTCTACTTGGCAACCATTATATCAAACCAGTCAAGCACTTCCCAACTCTCGGCGGGCTTGTCCCCGGCTTGCCCGCCGAGAGCACCACATCCGTACCCGACCATATGGCATCCGCTTCCCCCGGCGGATTCCACAGGCGCGGGGCTGGTGTGGCGGACTCCCTCCCGTTTTCTGCCAGCCCCGCGTCGCCAACAGAGGAGGTTCAATGGCACAGCAGAGCCTTCTCAGCGTGAACCGTTATCTCGACGGCGGCTATGGCATCGATACGTCACCGTTCACCCGGTCACAGTTGCGCAACATCCTTGTCCGGGCGACGACCAACGTGGAGCGCTACTGCTCGGTCCCGTCTATCCCGCAGAAGTTCGACTTCCGGGGCGGGAGCGTGACCGGCGAGCAGCACCAGTGGCCGTACGTCTCGCCCCTGCTCATCAACGCGGGTTCGCGCCGGGTCTACCTGAACCAGAAGCCTGTTATCAGCATCGAGTCGTTCCAACTCCAACTGGCCCAGCACTACGTCGTGACCCTCAGCCCGTCCGACAACCTCATCGTCAATCACATCGAGGGCTACGTCGAGGTCGTGGCGTTGACGCCGGTCATCACGGGTTACTTCCCTGTCGGCTGGAACTTCGGCCTGTGGAATCCGCTGGCGCTTGTCGATTACACCTACGGTTGGACATTCGAGGTGGTAGGCGATGAATGTGAAGCGCAGAGTCCGACCCTGTTCGCCGCGAGTCATGGCAACTGGTCTGCCGCTGCGCCGACGGTCTTTGTGGATGGGACTGAAGTCGCCTCAACCGACTACGCCGTCAATCGCGATGACGGCTCCATCCTCTTTGACACCCTTGCAGCCCCCGCCATCCAGTCAACCGTGACCGTGGACTATGTCTACCTCTGCCCGGACGCGGTCAGTCAGGCTGTTGGCATTGTGGCGACGGACCTCATCGGCAAGGCGCGCATGGCCTCGCGCGGCATGATTGGTCTCCAGTCCCTCCGGGTCGCCGAGGTTGCCATCACGGCCATGCAGCCGAACCGTTATGCGACGAAGAACGGCATCACCATTCCGGTCGAGGCCGCCAACCTGCTCGCTGGCTTCGCCATCAGTACCGCGGCATAGGAGGTCGTCATGGGTATCGAATGGGTCCGTATCAAGTCATGGCACGCTGTCAGGTTGACTCGCTCGCTCACCCCTCGGACCCTGTGCGGCCGCGATGCGGGTGCGGGGGCCGAGACAAGTGCTGCGCTTCCGGCCGGGCGCTCGTGTGAGAACTGCCTCCGCATCGTCGCGCGCAGGGCCGACGCATGACCCTTGTCAGCGCCAGTGAACTCGGTGCCCTTCAGGTCGTTGCCGAGTCGGGCATGACCACGCCTGCCATTGTGCAGCGTCGGGCGACCGTGGCTGACGCTGACGGGCAGCACAGTGCATGGACAACAGTCGGGACCATTCTCGGCTGGCTGTTCAGTGAGCCGTCGCCGGTCATCACGCTCAACGCCGGGGAGCAGGTGCTGGTCAACACGTACCGCTGGTTCTGCCCGGTCGGCACTGACATCCTGAGTGGCGACAAACTGACCATCGGTGGTAGCGAGTTCACCTGCTCCGACACAACAGCGGAGTCTACGTTTCTGCCCCTGCTTCGCTGCTCGCTCCGGCGCATCGAGTGACAGCCTTCAATATTTCGGCAATCATCGCGGCGGTACGGTCGGCCGAGGTCGAGGCGCTGACCATCGTCGCCAATCAGGTGACCGCTGATGCTCGGCGCCGGGCGCCCATTCGCAAGGTGTTCAAGGAGAAAGCCGGGTTCCGACGCAAGTTCCGCGCCCTGACCTCGGCCGAGAAACTGCTGGCTATCAAGCGGGCCAATGTCTACTACGGTGCGGGCACGTTCGAGGCCCGTCGGGCCGTGGCCCACATTCGCAACTACGCCAAGGTTCAGGTACCGCGACGTGGGTCCGCAAATGCCCCAGAAGTCTCCAGAACGGCCCGCCTGCTCGGTACGCAACGGGGACGCCAGTTTGTGCCACGGGTGGACGCAACGCGCGTCGTGAACCGCCACACGGGCACTGTCGGCTTCGAGAGCAAGTCGCTCAACCCAAGCCTTACGTCGCGCGGCCGGAGTGAGGTTCGTTCCGGGCGTGCCATCCATCTTGCCCCGATTACGGGGCAGGGCGGCGAGACTGGCGCTGGTGCCAGCCGTGTCGAAATCGGCGGCGCATTGAAGGCATCCATCGAGTCAGAGGGTGCTACCCCCATGAACAATGGGACGGAGATACGGGTTACGGCGGGCATTCGCTATGCGAAGTTCGTCGAGTTCCCGACCATTCGGACCCATGCCCAGCCGTTCCTGCTCCCCGCCCTGCACGCCCAGCGTCAACGACTCGTAAAGACGATGGCGGCAGAAGTCAAGAAAGCACTCGGAGGCTAGACCTATGGCTCTGGTTACTCCGTGGCCTAGTTACCGGCAGGCCATCATCCGCCAACTCCGCTCCAACCTCGTCCTCAAAGACGCGCTTGTGGGAGATTGGTCGGAGGGGTTCGCCCCGCAGACGACGGCATATCCGCTCGGTGTCATCTCCCTGCACTACGCTCCAGCCGAGTACGACTGGACGGGCATGGTGACGGTCATCGGGTTCGATGTGTTCGTCTTCTCGAAGGATAGTGGCGAGGCAGCCAGTCTCGACCAGCTTGTGTTCGATACCTTGCAAGACGCCAAGTTGTATCCGACCGGGCAAACCAGCCTGACGTGTCGTCGAACCAGCAGCATCTCGCTGACTGACAACGATGCGCAGGGTGTCGCCGTATGGCAGTTAGGTGGAACGTACCAAGGCATCACAGCCCAGAGCAATCCGACGCTGCGGACCTTGGACTTCACCATCGACGCCACCATCACATAGAAAGGACTAGCACGTGGTTGCTAACTCAGATACCCGCCTGTCCGGCCTGAACGGGGCCATCGTCATCGGCGGGGCGCTCCCGTCCCCCGGCGTCGTCGTTGCCGCCAAGACCGAGTGGACTTTCAGCCGTTCGCGTGACTTCTTCGACGGCTCGGCCTTCGGGGATGGCAACAAGCACTGGTTCGCCGGGCTCCCTGACGCACAGGGCACCTACGCGGGCCTGCTCGACCTATCGGGCGACAAACTGTTCACTGCCGCAACGCTTGGAACCCAATCGCTGTACCTGTATGCTGACTCGAACCTCGGTGCGTCTTCGGTCGCGCTGTACGAAGTGGCACACGGGTCCGGGTTCCTCGACGCGACAGTCAACTGCTCGCTCAACGACATGGTCAAAATCACGGGTGCCTTCCGGGCGTCCGGCAACTGGACGATGTTCGCCTAAGTCCATAGGTAGAGGGAGTATGGCGTGAGCCAATTCGCAGTCATCCAAGGGGATGCTGGTTTCGTGACCGTGGCGGCGGGGGCCAAAGCGGGCATCATTTCCAAGTGGAACGTTACGCAGGCGGGGCTCTATCCTGATGGTAGACCTCGCCTGCGTTTTCGTTGTCAATTCAGCTACGTCAACGATGTGTTGATGAACCTGAAGGGGATGCAGAAGCGGATAATCGTCCAGATGCGCACGAAGTACGGGCAGGAGAACGTGGACATCCTCGATTGGGAGGAGGCCCGCTTTGAAGGGGGCGTCTTGACGCTGGAGAACGTGAAATACGTGCAGGGTGTCGTCGTAGCCAAGTGAGGGAGAAGTAATGGCAGAGAAAAAGGCCGCAGCGCCGACGTACGTGACCATCGACGGCGAGGAATACGAGACGACCGAAGTGACGGCGGGGAGCAAGACGTACGTCCTGCGCGAACTGTCGGTCAAGGAGAACGACGACATCGAGGATGCGTCGATGAACCCGGACAAGACATTCAACGGGCGCCTGAACCTGCGCCTCTGTCTTGCAGCCTCCATCGTGTCGCCTAAGACGACAGTGGACGATATTGGCAAGTGGCCCGGCAAGCGCTATCTCACATTGAGTCGCGCGTTCAACAGGGTCAACAGTCTTTCAGAGGGTCCTGAGTCAAACGCCTGAGCCCTGCGTTCATCCGCAGGGCAAACGTGGCGAAATTTTGGGGCAAACTCCCGCATGAATTAGACGGACTGACACTCCGCCAATACCGACGGCTCGAACTGTTCGCAGCGGAAGCCATCAAGGCACTCGACGTGCCTGCCACCCGAGAGGAGGTGAACGATGGCATCTGAGGAAGCAGAACTCGTCGGCGGCATATCAGTCAGCCTCGGCGCGTCTGATGCCAAACTCGTCGGTGACCTCGAAGCCGCCGAACGACTCGTTCAGAACTGGGCCTCGCAGGAACATACCGTCATTCTCCGGGCGCGAGCGACGGGCGGGGCGGGCGCGGGCGGCGGCGGTATTGCGGCGGCTGGGGCATCGCAGGTCGATGTCCAGCGCATGGTCACGTCCGGTCTGGTCGCAGTTATGCGCAGTCCGGCCCTGCCGACGCTCATTCAGCGCATCGACCGGATGCGCCCGACGCAGGTTCCGCCGCAGGCAGCCCCGATACAGCGCGCCGGACGTGCGGCACCTCCGGCTTTCGCCGTCGGGCCGAGTGTCGGCACAAGGGTTGCTGCGGAACAGAGCCAATCTTCTCTTACGCGCGCCATCAATGCGCAGTTGGCGCAAGAGGGTCGGGGCCAGCAGGTTGACTCCGAGGGCAACATCATCCAAGCGACTCGCCAGCGTCGGGCCGCTGAGACTTCGTCTG